CCCGGCACGGTGCGCGTCGTCTTCCAGTCATGGATCGCGACGAACTCACCGGACGCGCAACGGCGCACGGAGATCTCCAACGCCTTGAACCCGGCACGCAGCGACGCATCCAGCCCAGCCTGCGTGAACTCCGGGTACTCCGTGCCACCCATCCTGTGGGAGACATAGAACGGGCGCGCCGCCAGGAAATGCGCGACGGCGTCTTCACCTGCGGGAGTCACCGGCGTCGACGGCGCACGCAGCGACAAGCTCACATCCCCGCCCGCGCGCCGACGCACTCGCACGCCCCCCGGCAGGTCACCGCCTGCGCGCCGACGCTCGTAAACAACGAGGTCAGGCATGCGCGATCACCTGTACCGCGAGACCGTTAGAGCCCTGCGGGTTCGGATACGTGACAACGAGGTCCGTCGGCTGCGAGCCCGTGCGGCGCGCCAACGTCACTGTCTGGTAGTTGAGGCCTTCCTGCGACGCGAAGGCGAGCTTTTCCCAGCCAGCGGAGACAGTCACCTGCTCCGAGGTCTCACCTGCGCTCGTACGCTCGAACGCGAAACCGAGCACCAGGCCCTCGCCCGCGAGCGCGGGTGCCGTGCAGGTGGTTGTCTCGGTCGGTGGAGCCTGGCGCTTCTTGACGTCGCCTGCCTTGATCGTGGAGGCTCCTCGGATAGAGGCGGCTGCCCAGCCGATCTCCGCGTTCTGGCTCATCGTCAGGGTGACGGTAGGTGCCCACGGGCCGGTGATGACGACGGCGCGCATCGTGCCGACCCAGTACGGGGCGACAAGCTGGTCCCAGCCCTGCGGGACGGTCAGGTTCGCCGGCGTGCCCTGCGCTTTTTCGTTCAGGCCGATGACGATCTTGTCTCCGGCCTTTCCATCGACCTTGATCGTCACGGTCTGGCCAACGACCTGCCCGGCTGCGCTGGCGACGAGCATGGGGCCAGCTGCGGGGGCAGGAGAGGGAGTCGGGGACGGAGCAGGTGCAGCGCCAGAGACGAGGAAGTAAAGCGTGCCGTCCGGCAGGGCCTGCGCTTCGGCTTCCGTGGAGCACACGGTGATACCGACACGCTTCAGGGCTTCGGCGAGGTCGGCCTTGGTTGCCAGGCCCGTGAGATCACTCGTGTGGGCCACGCCCGCCACGTCGGCCTTGGTGGCCAGGCCCGTGAGATCGGCCTTGGTTGCCAGTCCCGTGAGATCACTCGTGTGGGCCACGCCCGCCACGTCGGCCTTGGTCGCGTATCCGGCGAGGTCGGCGCGGCTCGGGAGTTCAGCGACCTGCTGGCGTGTGGCGTATCCGGCGAGGTCGGTGCGCTTGGCGTATTCGGCGAGGTCGGTGCGCTTGGCGTATTCGCCGAGGTCGACCTTTCCGCCGGCGGAGGCTCTGGCGAGATCTTCCTTGGTAGCGAGCGGCTCGATGGCCTTCGCGATCGCTTTGTCTGTGCCTTGCTTCGTGTAGAACGTGGGCTTTGCCATGGGTTAGCCTCCGATTATGATTGTGTCCCCGTCGTCAGAGACGACTCCGCTAATGACTGCTGTGTCGCCGTCACCGGAGACATGCACGTCTGGGGTGCCAGTCTGGGGTGCCGGTGTGGGCGTCGCCTCGCCGGAGAACACACTGGCGAGCGTGTAGGCCATGCCAGGCTTCAGCGTGACTGTCGCTTCGCGCAGCGTCCGGCCGGGGACGCTGAGACGCATGTGGACCTGCGTCGGATCGGTGAGGTCGAGGGGCAGCATGATCTGACCGCGCGGATTCGCTGCCCGAGAGACGGGGCCGACTGCCATCATGGACGTGGCCTCCCCTGTCTGAGTCTTCAGGGTCGCCGTGATGTAGGCGAGGTGCTCAGGTGAGCCGTCGAGGCGCGTGACGTTCCCACTCACGATCGTTCCTCCCATTTATCTACCTTCTCCTGTAGTCTGTCGAGGCGCTCATGCAGTCTGGCGTGGGCGTCATGGGCATGTTCGTCAATGGTGCGCTGCGAGGACTCACGTGCTGTCCTCTCGTCGTGGAGCTCTGCGGCCATCTTGGAGCCGCGCTCATCGATTCGTCCGACGCGCGCTTGCACGGAGCTGAGGCTCTCGCTGTGCGCGTTGAGCGTTGCCTCCATTCGGGCGCCCTGATCGAGGAGGCCCGTCACCTGCTTTGACAGAGCGCCGATCTGGTCCGAGACGACCCAGACAGTCTCAATCGCTTTGTCGAGGTCGTCGCGAACGTTCGTGTCGTGGTTGTTCTTGATTTCCTTATTCGCGCTCTTCGCCGCATCCCGAGCCTCTGAGGCAGTCTCTGAGATGTGGGCGAGCCGCGCGTCGAACATCCGGCCGACGTACCGTAGGCCAGCGACGATAGTCGCAGCGGCCGCACCAATAATGGTGACAGCCGCCGCGACTATCGCTGCGACGACCTTCGGGTCGGCGATAATGTCAATCACGTGCGCTGTCCGGCTTACCCGTCAGCTCATCGAGCGGCTGACCGCCCGGAGTCGCGGCGCCCACCCAATCAAGGATGCTCGCGCCGTTAATGCGGAGAGCCGACAGCATCGTGTACACCGACCACGCGACGCCAAGGAACACGCTCATCTGCGTGATGAGCAGACGCCACGTCGCCGGGTAAGAGCCGGAGACCCACACGGCCGCAGTCGTGACGAGAGCGACCGCGACGAGGAGCACCACACGGCGGCGGCGCGTCCACCACGGCTTGTCCAGCGCGGCCTGAACCATTGGCCAGACGAGGCCGATAACCACCGTCGTGATGAAGGGGTCCGATTGAAGCCCCATCAACAGCTTATCCATCTCAGTCTCCCTTCTCCGCGCCCGCGAGCGCCTGGTTGATTGCCGCGTTGGTGACGGGGCCGTAGTATTCGTCGACCTCGACGTCGACCGCGCTTTGGAGCTGGCCGACGACTCGGTCATGGGCTTCGTCCGAGGCATCGCCCCAGATGCCGTCAGCCTCCGTGCCGACCACGGACTGCACGTACTCGACGCCGAAGGGGAACTGGCGGCCGCCCCACGAGCTCGCCGCCACGACCGCGTACACGCGGCGCGTCGTGTCGGGGCCGAGGACGTTGTCCGTCTCCGCTCCAATCGCGCGCTGGATTCCCGTGATGTCCGTGTAGCCCGCCGCGGTGGTCTCGCCACCGTAAGACGGTCTGATGACTGCGCAGACGGAGTCCCAGTCTCGGGTGCGGCGCCACACGCCGCCGCCGTTCGACTGCGAGCCCGCAGCGCCCGAGCTTGTGTTGAATTCAATGGTCTGCAGCCAGCCGCCGTAATTGGCCTCCACGATTCCGACGTGGTCGGCTATACCGTCGGAGTCCCAGTCGAAGCAGACCAGGTCGCCGGGAGCGGCCTGGGTCATGGGGGAGACGAGTCGGCCTTCGCGCGCGGCGGCGTTGATGCCGTAGGGGACGTAGGCGAAGTCGCCGCCAGGCAGGGCGGACTTGTCCTCATTGTCGGTCGCGCACCAGGAGGCCCCCATAGCGCAGAAAGGCACGCCAGACGTGCCGTAGTACGCGCCATGCTTCTTGGCGTACCAACGTCCGTACTTCGACCCCTCCTCTGGGTCGTCCCAGCGCGTATATCCAATTTCGCCGGCTGCCCAGGTGAGGACGTTTTGTGCGGTCATGCTCATCGCGAGGCCTCCGTCTGCTCGTAGGGGATGAAGATCGGGGCGACAACGTCGGGCGGCGTGTCCGTCGCCGGCGTCATCGACGCCATGAGCTGCTCGATATTCGGGTCCATTGGTTTCTCCTCTTGGGTATGGGAAAGCCCCCGGACGGGATTGTCCGAGGGCGTGAAGAATTGGTGGGTGTCAGTAGCCGATCGCGGTCCAGGCGTACGCGTGGCGCCCGGTCGTCGTGACGCCGGGGAGCATTGCACGGAAGCGCGTCCGGTTCATTGAGTCAAGGCAGAACTGCTGGGCGTTCCTGAAGTTCCAGCCGCCTGACCCCGTCCCATACAGCGGCGTCAATGTGACAGACACACAGTCGTTCGGGAAAGGCGTCTGGAAGGTGATGTAGTCGAAATAGAGATTTCCGAACTGCACCTCCGTCGCTGACGTCGCGACTTTTCCTGCTTTGATGAGTCCATTCCGCACGCCGACGCTCAGGCTATTGCCGACGGGTATGTCGCCGCTGGTGCCTAGCTCCATCTGCAGATTCGACTCACCCGACCAACGACGCCCGTCCCATACACGCACAGCGTTAAGGTCTGTTCGCCACACGTAGACAGGCTGAGCAGGTGAGGCCGTGAGGCCCACGCCCGCGAGCGCGGACACGTACTGCGCTGCCGCCGTTTCGGAGGCACACGCCTTGTAGGAGGGAATCGAGAGTGAGAGGTCGAGTAGGTCCTGGCGCTGTGCGGGGTCGGTAGGTGAGGGGACGCGGTGTCCCCGCTGGTCGAGGTAGCTCATGAGTGTCCTATCGGGAGGTGTAGGTGATGCGGATCGAGAGGCTGTCTCCGGAGGCCTGGACACCGCCGTATGTCTGTCCGACGAGGGCGAGGCCAGTCCCCGGAGTCAGGAGCTGGGCGACTATTCGCGTGATGTCGATGGCCAGGACGGTGGAACCCACCTGGACGGGGGCGCTGATCGTCGCGCCCGTCGTGACTGGTCCGGTGTCCGAGTAGGTGGCGGGCGCGATCTGCGCTGACCATGCAGCTGACGTCGGATGCGGACGGAGCGTCAGCGTGGCGGCCGTGATCGTGATACGTCCGAGTGCCTCGGCTTGCCGGCCGAACGTTGCGAGGCCTGTGAGGCGGTGGCCGCCGGAGCTGCCCTGCCAGGCCCCGCCGCCGCCGTGCCGTGTCCATGCTGTTCCGTCCCAGGTACCCGCCCACTGCGGGATCAGTACTGCTTCGCGCACGCTGCGTGTTGGTGCGGTCAGCTGTTCCCACTTGGGGAGCGGGTTTTCCGGTTTGGGTGCCGGACCGAGCGCGTGTAGCGCCCGGCCTGTGTCTGGATCGAGCAGCACGTGCGCGGTCTCGACTCCGGTCCAGTTGACGGCCGTCGCTGAAATCTGGATCGGCGGCCCGCCGTACAGGCTCACGTTGAGGGCACGGCCGCCCTCGATGAGGCTGACCACGCGCGCGATCGCCGTCGGTGACCTGTCAGAGCCATAACGGGGAGGCAGGTCGTCGGGCACCGTCGAAATCAGGTCCATCACGGGGCTGCTCATACGCTCACCTCCACATCGGTCTTCTGTGTGCCCCTGTAGGTAAGTGGGACCTCGTATGCCGAGACGGTTCCCCACATCGTCTTCGTGGATGCAGCGTCCACGGGCCGCGTCACAATCTCGACGTGCGCGTCCAGTCGGATGCGCGGGTCCGGGGCATGCTGCACGGGGACCTTGATTTTCTTCCTGACCGAGTCTGCAAGCATCGCCTCGGCTGTGCGCTTAGCCTGCTCGTAGCTCGTAATCAGCGGGGATGAAAAGAACCTTGGCACGGTGCCATATGGGCCATCGACGCGCATCGGACCCGTCAGCTGATCGGCGATCGCTTGGAACGAGGGGGCACCCTCGTCGGAGGTTTGTTGTCCCCGGGCGACCACGCGGTTGTAGACCTTGTCTCGGCTCACCGAGGCCGCCACCCCGACGACCGTGCCGTCCTCCCCATCCGAGAGGAGCAGCGCCGGCCGCGAGGTGGGCGGCGCAGTCGGCGGGGACAGATACATGATTCCGTCCCCGCCCTCGCGCACGCTCGCAGGCCAGGCTTTCGCGATCTCGTAGACCGCGTCGATGCGGCTCTCGCCCCAGGACATCGACGGGCAGGGCCTATCGCCGAGCGCCGGATCGATGATTACGCCGATACGCGCACCGACCAGGCGGCGAAGCTCTGACGCGAGAGTGCCCGCCGGGTCGGGCGCCATTGGCTCCGTCAGCCTGTCTTCCTCGAGGCGCTGCATCAGGCTCTTGCCCGTCACTCGCACCGTGGATGGCCCCGGCTCCACCGAGGTAATAAGGAAGCGGCCTAGCGGGACTGTCCACCAGCCTGCATCGACGAGCGAGCCGACCGTCATACTCACATGGAGCACTTGCCCGTAGCAGCCGAGCGGGTGCTCTGGGTCCACGGGGTCCCAGTCTCGCCAGTCCTCCCCCTGCACAGCTCCCACACGGGGCACCGTCAGGGACAGGGTGCCCTGCACCTGCTGACCAGCGTCCCACGACACCGACCCATCTTCGACGGGCACCTCCCCCAGGTACTGCGATCCCAGCCACGACTCCACGGTGACAGACACCGAGTAGCCCGAGGTCAGCAGGTCCTCCGGAATCTGCTCAACGTCGGCCGGCATGCTCATGCGTCCTCCTGCCAGATAGTCCTGTCGAACTGATCCCACGGCCACCGACGAGCATCCAGGCCACTCCACGTCAGCCGTCGCTTATCGAAGTCGTTCCATGTCGACAACGTCAACGTTGTGTTCGGCTGCGGCAGATCGACGATCGTGCCCTTGAGCTGCCAGATGCGCTCGGCGACGTCGAGACGCGGCGCACGCTCCATCGATACCGATGTCACCGACATGAGCGTCACTGGATCGACATCGCACGTCCCACGCTTGCACTGCACGCAGTGACGCGGGTTGTGGAAAAGCGCCACCGGCGTCTGAGACGCCAGAAGTGTCTTCATGGCCGCCGTGTCCTGCAGGTTCGTGCGAGCAGTGAGAGACACCGTGCCGCGCCCCATCGTGGGCGCATAGACCACCAGGGGTGTCGCGCGGCCCGGTACCTCATGCTCCGTCACCCGCGGCTTCAGTTCACGCTGGTCCGTGCCCTGCCACAGGACATTCACCGGCTTCGTGCCCGCCGTGTCAGTCATCAGCGAGAGGCCGCCCCATGAGCGGACCACCGGCTCCGATTCGAATGTGACGCCCCTCGATGTCGTCAGCCTGTACCTGATCGGGGTGTTGATCGGGGCGAGAGGGTCACCAATAATGCGCTGCAGACCCTTGCTCTCCCACACCCCACCGCGAGGAGTCCACGTGAAGCCCGTGTCCGTGACACCCTCGACATAGCAGGATGCCCCAGCGGGCACGAGCGCCGGCGGAATCACGACCTGGACCCTGGGAGCCTGCCCGCCCCCCACAATCGCAACAGGCAGAGATGACATATCGACGTCCGCCTCGACCTCGCGTGACGTCGAAACGCCGCGATCGCCAGTCCACTGGTGCGTGAGCGCCCTCGCGGAATAGCCGATGCGGCTCGGTGGGGTGTCTCCGTCGAAGAACTCCCCCGCTGCTGCCTCAAGTGCCTCGCCTGGGGTGGGGGCCGTGACGATGAGGACGTCATCGACGTACACCCAGCCCGGGAGAGTGCCGCGCTCACTCGCCGAGGTCGTGCGGGCCTCAAACCGAAGCCGCACGGCTGTCGCCCCAGATGGAGCCGTAAACGCCCAGACGGGGCGAACCTCATCCGCGCTGGCGGCCAACAGCGCCGGAGTCTTCTCCGTGACGCTGCTGCCACCCACGGTCCACTCCGGGGAGACAGCAGCCGCGAGGCCAGGACTCGTGCGCACAAGCGCCGAGATCGCGACGGTCTGCCCGCCAGCGACAGTGACTGCCGTTGGCGCGGCAATCGGCCCCTGCGCGCCGGGCGGCACGTCGATGGCCAGATACTGCGGAGACTGGCGAGCGTGCCCGCCCCACGAATCAGTATCCGAGCCGATCCTCACCGTGGCCGGAGCGATCTTCGCCCATTCTCGCAGTAGATACGCGAACGACGGATTGCGGCAAAGATTCTCACGAGCCACTACCTGCTCCTTCCAGCGAGTTGCTTACGACGAACCAGGACGCCGGTGCTGATCGACTCCACATGCGCACGGAACGAATGGCCATCGTCCAGCACAAGGTTGACCTGCGCGCCATCGAACGACGGCACCGCGTTTGCTCCACTCGCCGCGAGCGCACTGACATCTGCCCACTGCCTCGCGGTAAGGATTGCTTCTCTCGTACCCGTCTGGTTGACGGCTGCTGTGACTCCCGAGGGCAACCACCCGCCGCGGTCGTATTTACGTGCTCCGCCGTAGCGGCCGACAGTCGGGGCCCCCCAGATCCCGATCTTGCGAGCGTTCAGTCCGGGCTTTGGCTCCTCGACCATCTGGCCGCCACCGGCGTAGATCGCAACGTGGTGGGCGGGGGCGCCCCAGAACAGCAGGTCACCGGGGGCTGCCTGCGTCCAGGGGACCGGGGTGGAGCCGGACTGGTATCCAGCTGCCGTGAGGCGCGGCCACCCCAGACCAAGCTGCTGAGCGGCCCAATACACGAGGCCTGAGCAGTCCAGGCCGGGCGGGATGGCTGAGCCGCCCCACACGTAGGGGACCTGCATTTGGACGGCTCGCATTGCGGCGCCCACGAGTCCGGCTGAGGAGGATTCCTCGGCCTTCTTCTTGAAGAACGATCCGACTCCTGCGAGGAGGGATTCGACGCCGCCTGCGCCGAGCTCGCCGATGACTCCGGGGGCGATGCCCTTCATGAGTCCTCGGACTGGCTCGGTGATGAGCTGCGCGATGGAGCCGAGCGGGTCACGGAAGAACTCCGAGACGCCGCGTGCCGCGTCGGCGAACCATCCTGCGATGCCGCCGCCGGCGAAGTGGGCGATGCCTCCTCCGGAGAAGCCCGTGGGGGCCTTTCCGGGAGAGCCACCGGCCCTGCGCTTCGAGGCTGCGTAGTTCGCGGCGATGATGCGACTCGGGCCGATCTGCCGGACGAGCTCGGGGACGAGGATTGCCTCGCCCGGTGAGAGCATCGCCGGGATCGTGTCGTGTCCGGGGCTGTAGCCGGGGACGATGCCGCCTCCTGCGTACTCGGCGATCCGGGGGATCGTCGGGAGCGTGAGAGACAAACCGATCTTCGAGGCGACCGTTTCCACCATGGATTTCAGGCCATTGGTGTAGACGGTATCGATAATGAAGTTCACCGGCTTTGCCGCGACCGACTTGACCTTGTTCCACACGGTCTCGATGGCTGAGCGCATACCTTCGAAGGTGGAGGAAACGCCGCTCGACATTGACGAGAAGACTCCCGTGACGCTGTCGTAGACCCACTGGACGGCTGCGCTCGCCGTGGACTTGATGGATTCCCAGACGCCCGAAACAGTGGAGGAGATGCCATTCCAGATCGAGGAGACGACGCCAGCGACCGTCGTGAAGACTGTGCTGACGATGTTCCACACTGTGTTGATGTACCAGGTGACGCCCGCGACGATGAGATTCCACGCGGCCGTCACTCCTTCAGAGATCGACGCCCACACTCCCTCGAGGAATGCGACGATGCCCCCGAACACCTCGGTTGCGATCCCCGCGATCCACTGCCACGTGCTGGCGATCTGCTCGAACACCGGCTTGATGACACTGTCGTAAGCCCAGGTGAACGCCTGGCAGATCGCATCCCACACGGGCTTAATGACGTTGTCATACGCCCACGTGAAGACCGCTACCCATGCCTGTATGTAGAGCTTGATCGGCGTCAGGACAATGCCAACGATGATCGCGAACGCTGTTTTAAAGACTGTCACGATGCCATCCCAGACAGCCGTGATCGCCTCCCATGCCGTCTGCAGGGGCTGCACAACGTAGGTCGAGAAGAAGCCTGAGACGCCGTCCCAGGTGCCCGTCCACCACGAGGAGATGGACTCCATGGCGGACGACCACGCCGAGCTGATCCAGTCGACAAAGCTGTAGAAGGCTTCCGTGATCGCTGCCCACGCCTTCCGGCCCGTCTCCGTCTGCGTGAAGAAGTAAACGAGGCCCGTGACGAGCGCGGCGATCGCCGTGACGATCGCGCCGACCGGGTTGAGGTTCATGACGATGTTGAATGCCGCCTGCGCGGCCTTCGCGAGGTTCGTCGCCTTGACGAACTGCAGCAGCCCGCCCGCCGCCTTCACGGCGTTCACGGTGCCCATGGCCGCGCTCATACCCTTGAACGCTGTCGTGCCTGCGACGACCGCAGTCACAAGCGGAGCAACAACGTCGGTGTTCTTCCCGACCCAGTCGAACACGCTCTTGAGCGCCTCAGCGGTGCGCTGAATCACCGACGGGCCATCCCCGCCGAACGCGCTGACCATGTTCCACACGCTCCGGGCGAGCGGAGCGAACGCGGCCGCGAGGTTCGTTGCTGCGTCCCAGCCGGACTTGAGCATCTCCCAGGCGGCCATGCCCGCATCACGCAGGTTGAACAGGAAGTCGACGAGGCCGCTGTCCTCCTCGAGGCCGAAGATCGGACCCGAGAAGTTCCCGTTGGCGAGGACATCCCAGAGTCCCTGGATCGAGGGCACGCCGACGTCCTTGATCCACGCGAAGCCAGCGCCGAGCGTGTCCGACAGCCAACTCATGAAGTCGGTCAGCTGCGGCTTCGCGAGGTCGATCATGTCCTTGAAGCCGCCGACAATCGTCGCCTGCAGGTTCCCGGCCGCGTTCTCGATGCGAGATACGTCCGACGCGGCCGCGACCGCGACGTCATCAAAACCGAGCTGCAGAAGCGCCTGGTTGAATTCTTCCGCAGAGATCTTGCCCTCCGCCATTGCCTCACGGAAGTTCCCCGTGTAGGCCCCCATGTCGGACAGAGCCTGCTGGATTTTGCCGGACGCGCCCGGGATAGCGTTGGCGATTTGGTTCCAGTCCTGGGTTTGCAACTTCCCAGCACCGTTGACCTGGACGATAGCCAGCCCGAGACTCTTGTACGTGTCTTTCGTGCCTCCGGAAACTGCGTTGAGGTTTCCGGCGGCTTCGGCGAGGCGATCAAACCCATCCACGCCGTTGGCCGCGAGCTGGCTCGTGATGCCCTGGATGTCCGCGAGGTCGTAGACCGTGCGGTCGGCGTACTCCTGAGCGGAGGCTCCCAGCTCCTTGATCTTAGAGTCGTCGATGCCCGCGAACCTCAGCGTGTCCGCGAACTTGTTCGTCGCGTCAGATGCTTCGATGGCTTCGGACGCGAAACCGCCGATGCCGACGGCCGCGCCCAGGAGCGCGAGCGGGCCGAGCGCGGAAGCGACGAGTCCACCGAGCGATGAGACGCCTGAGCCGACGCGGACGAGCGAGGAATCCACGTCGCGGGCTTCACGCTCGACGTTGTTGGCCTCGCGCACCCAGCCCTTCAGCGATGTTGTGAAGCGCTCCCACCCGGTGGGGGCCTTCGCGACCCGCTGTTCCAGGGCCTCGGTAGCAATCCGCGCGCTGTCGGACGCAACCTTCTCCTTCTTCAGCGCGTCCGCGTGGTTAGCCGAGGCCTGGTCGGCCTTCTTATTCGCTGCCGCCGACGCCTCGCGCGCCGAGGCCAGGGCGGGCGGGAGGGACGAGAAGAACCCCTGCCACTGGTGAGAGTGCATGTACGCAAACAGTGCCGCTGAGATCGATGCGACGAGCCACGTGGGGGCGTATGCGCT